ACTAAGAGCGAACTTGAGATCCTTTGCAGTAGGATGACTCATATCCACTGCCCTACAAGATGGGCAGACAGGGAAATCAGGACTCTTCATTGAACCACAAGCACTACAACGAACCATTCCCTGTCGGACATGGTCTTTCATCCAATCTCTATCTTCAATACCAAGTGATCTAGCCGCTAATCGCATCTCATCAATAACACAGAGTGGATTTCCACTCGATTCAGCCCAAAGAGCATCAGCAAATTTGATTAGTGTATTGTAATAATTAGTCTGCTGTCTGACTGCACGCTCAAGCAGCAGTAAGTTATCAGGATTTTCTCTAATACTCTTGATAGTCTGTGCTCCAGGAATAAAGAACAATCCAGGCTGTGATTCTCCACCCTCAGCACCAAATATACCATTGCAGAAATCCTTGACGATTGAATCTGCAACCATGATTGAAGAGACTGGAATTTCGAGCAACGGCTCGTTAAGATCCAATTCCTTCCACCAAGATGATGGTCCAAGAACTAGAAGAGATGGCTTCTCTACACTACCAGGCTCTAATTCAAAAACACCTGGGGTAAGAGTTAGATTCACAACACGAATCTTCTTTGGGTAAATAGAGATAACCGTAGACTTATCAAGAGGATTGACTGGTCCTCTAATAGTTCTGCGGTTTAACTCACGAAATCCTGGGAATGCGCCAACCTGCATTTTAACTCTCCTTATTGTAACCTTGTGGAACAATGATAGCTGAACCACTATCAATCGTCATGCCCTTTAAGCCTGATTCATCTCCAAATAATTCATTTGTAATCTGATCAATCTTCTGCTTATTGAAATCATACATCTCCATTGGAGACTTAACTGGACCACTTGGATCTGGATCATTATCATGAACATAACTAGCAAGAGATGATTTGCCCATTGCAGCATTGACAGTATCAATTATGAACTTGCAAGCCCAAATTGCAGGCGGAACAGGAAATTCATTAGCACCCATAAACTTATGTAGAATATTATAAGCAATCTTGTTTCCAGCAAGTTCCTTTAGATTTATTTCTGGAGTTACAGTAAGTTGTTCAAGAATATAGAAGCCGTGACACCAGGGATATTTTGGAAGTAATCTTAATTCTTCACTAAGCATCTCGACTCCTGAGTCGGTGAACTTAGTTAGTCGATTCTCATACTGATCATCAGCCCAGACAACACGATATATAGGCTGACCAGTTATGGTATCAACTCCAAAGTTATCAGTGAGAAACTGATTGATGGTTTCAATTCTTTCCATCGTGATTCCTAAAAAAGAGGGAGAAGACGTCCGGCCAAAGCATCTTCTCCCCCAAATGCTACAGTGCTAACTTACCTGCAGCATACTTACCAGTACGTGGATCATAAACAAGAATAACAGTAACACCAGCCGCAGTAGCAGCAACAGCAGTTAAGATATTACCAGCCGCTGTCATTGCCCATGTTCCAGTGGAAACAAAAATAAGAATATGAACGCCTTCCTGTGGGGGAGTGACGTTCACAATTGCGGTAGCACCGCTAATGTGAGTAACTAAACCAGTTGGAGTAACAGTAGCAGCAGCCGCAATCGTAGTTGGCTGAGGCTGCAGTTTTGACTGTGGAACTGAATAATCAGCGGAGTTAAGACTCTGTGCTCCTGGCATCTTAATTCTCCTTAGTAACCAGATGGAACAGCTAATGCAAAAATATAGGCTGTAGCAGCAGGATTTGTAACAAAGAACTGAACACCATTGACCATATAAAAGATTTCCGCAGTGGCAACACCACCTGAAGGACCGCGAATCTCGAAGATTTTGCGTCCATCAGTAGTATAGAATCCGAGTGGGAGAATCTCTCCACGACCCCAGACCTCTTCCACAACGAAATCAATTCGCGTTGGATTCCAGTTGAATGAGCAGGAAACACCTGCACCAGCCATCTGCATTCCATCGCCGAAATACATATTTAATGCTTCATCCTTAGCCTGCTTGTTAATCATAATAACAAGCTGACCCTGCTGCTCGTATGCCTGCTTCTGTGCAGGATGCATCCATGCGCGGGGCTTAAAGGTATTATCAATTCCAACACGATTTCCAATCATATTCATTGCCAGACGCGGCAATGGAAGAGAGAATGCATTGCTCAGTGCATTCACACCATTTGAACGAATCTCAGGAGTAGCGGAACGGGAGAATCCGAGCCACTGTCCAGTCGATGCATTCGAGTGATGGTATGGAACACCGAAGATAGCAGGTAATGAACTTGGCGATGAGATGCCATTCACAACCAATACGTCGGTTGCAACAGCACCAGCAATAGCCGGAGTTACATCAATCTGCTTATTGGCAACATCCCACTTAGTAATGACACCAGAACCACGGAGAGTGGCTAAGGTTGTATCATAAACCTGAATGGTCTGCCCGTATCGAACTAAACGAGCACCAAAACCATCTGTTCCTAATGTATAAGTATCAACTCCAGCAGCAGTGGCTACAACAGAGATCGTTCCAACGACTCCATTTCCACCCTGCATTAGCTGTGCATCTAACTGACGCCGTAATTCATCGAGAGCCGTTGCAGTCAATCTGCGAACAGCATTCACGATAGCCTTACGGTCACTATCAGTAGACCACTGAGTTAACTTAGTATATTCAATGTTCTCAGAAAGGAATACGCAGTTAAGAACCGCCTTATCAAAGGTTGGTCCACCACCGCGTCCCAGATCACCACCATCTGGATTGAAATACTGGAAAGATCCACCTGGACGGATCTCTAAAGGAATTCTCATTTGGCGATTTGAGATCTTCTCAACATCGCGTTTCTTGATAGTTGAATAGAACTTGTCGTCTCTCTCGAAGAGTGTCTGAATCTTCGGAAGAACACGTTCAAGCTCAAGTGCAACTACCTGAGACTCGACTACTGCCATGTTAGCTCCTTAAAACCAAATTAACCTAAAGCCAGGCGCAACCGTCAATGATGTGAGAATCACTGAAGCTGGAGGACTGGCTCCAAACTGGATTACAGATGCTCTCGTTTCACTCAGCGTTATACCAACATCAGCCGCATCACCTTTTAGGACTGGTGCTTCTAGATTCCCATTTGGAGGAACTATCACCAATCCATGAACGGTGTATCCGGTTACAGCCGGAACATCAACTGTATTATCTCCAATGGCGAGGCTAATAATATCAATCTTCGCTGGTGAATTAAGTAACTCACCAGTAGAGAGAATATAATCAGCTTCTACATCGCCACCAAATTTAACATAGTTGTTGTTTACGGCTGTTGTTGACATTTACTATTCCTGGCTGAGAAAATCGAGGGTTGACATTCCTTTCGGAATTTCGGTGGCCTTTGGTTTAGTGGAGCTTCGGCGTCGCTCAGGTTCCTTCTCTTGGGTCTTTTCGACCAAATCAGTATCTTTATCCTTATCTGAAACACGCTTACCCATACCACGAAGGGCTTCGTTTCGGGCACTTTTAACTACTGGTGCCAACAGTGAGTTCCCCTTCGCGATGAAAGCTTTCTTGATTTTATCTGTAGATACTTTTGAGAAATTCTCCTTAGCAGCTTGCTGCCAAAGTTTATCAACAAGAGTTTTGAATCTTGTATCTTTAGAGATTAAATCTTGAACCTTATCCAACGCATCAGATGTAGCCTTCTTACGAACATAATCAGTCATTGACTGCTTAGGATCGATGTTAGCTTCAATATTGCGTTGGAATAAATTATTAACTCTTGTAGCTACATCAGAGGCAGCATTATCAAATGACTGCTTGATTAGACCCTTTTCACGTTCACTGATAGAATCCTGCCTCTTATCAGCTTCAGAAGTTTCCCTTGCCAATTTGGTTGGTGGCTTATATTTCGAGCTACCAAATGCATATTGGTTGAGTATGACAGCGGCTTCTTTCAATCCGTCATTATCAGTAGTCTTACCTTCATCATACATAGCCGCAATCGTATACTTGAGAAGATTTCCAACAACATGGTCATGAGCACCCTTGTCAATCTGAGCAAGATTCTCAAGATAATTATCACACACTTCATTAAACTTATTTGGATTGTTTTCCTTAATAAGCTTTAAGATGTTAGATGTATTTCCATTATCAATGATATCTTCTGTGAAGTTAGCTAATGTCTGCACATCAGCAGCAGCACTCTTAGCTTCATTGATAGTAGGAAATACTTCAGTGAATTGCTGCTCACGATAGTAAGCCTTTTCCAGATATGGAAAATCTTTGAATAGCTCTGGATACTTCTTGAGAATCTCTCGACGACGAACAGGAGCAACAAGCTCTAGCTTATCTTCTCCTGGTTCTTCAAGCTCTTCAAGTTCTTCTTCAAGAGCTTTAAGCTCGTCTTCTTCTCCGTCTTCTTCTTCGTCTTCTTTCTCATCTTTATCTTCATCTTTATCTTCAGTCTTATCAGCCTTCTTCTCAGGCTTCTCTACTTTCTTATCATCGACAACATCATCAGTCTCATCATTGATGAAACTAAATACATCATCTTTAGAAAGTTCCTTGTCTTCAATTGCCGTATTCTCGGCGCTAGCTTCTGGTGTTGACATCAGATTCTCCTTTTACTTCCCTCGGATTATCCGGAGTTGGCTTCTCTGGATTACCACCAGCGGATTCTTGTTGCATCATCATCTGGTTCTGCATTTCCATGAAATGCTGTTGACCATGTAATAGGACGTTTTGATAACCAGCCTCGTTATCAATCTTAGCTTGGCGACCTGCTTCTCCGACTGCCCAATTTTGAATAATACCAAATTGAATCTGATGATTATCCATAAGAGGATCAATTTCAACAGATGGAACCATTTCTCCAGCTTCACCTTGAATAGGTTCAGAAGCTAATAATTCTTTAATTTCATCATACTGTTTATTGCGATCATTCTCACCTGGAATATAAAAATCAACTAAACCAATTGCATCGCGAAGAAGTGGAATATTCTCAGGTGAGGTGAGTAGAGAAATTAAGAATTCATTCTGTGACTCAAAAACTTTCATAATAGTATCTTTAATCTGAGTTGCAGTACTAGGAAGATTCTCAGAAGATTCAAGTTCAATCTTACCAATCTTACCTTCAAGATCAGACTTACGAATAAACACATTAATGAAAGAGCCATCATCATTCCTAACTACATCCTTCTCATCAGTTTTCATATTATTAATATACATTGGAATAGCTTTACCATTAACTTCTGTCCACCAAGCAGTAAATATCTTCCAAACATTCTGCACGCGCTGTAAAGCATTAGCACGCGACATTGAATATTCAGAAGCCGTATTACTTCCAGAAGTTAATTCACCGCCAAATAGAGAAGGCAAAGCACCAGAGATAAGTTGTTGCAAAGACTGAATCATCTCAAAGAATGGCATAATCTCAGCCGAGAGAGTAGCCGTTCTTGTCTCAAAGAATGCTTCGCTTAAAGTCTTTCCTGATTTAGGAGTTGCTTCATATACTCCGCCTGGAACTGTTTCAGATTCTTTATAAGCTTTGAAGTTAAGAACCCCTGGATCTGCAAATGTCTGACCAATTCCATGTTCAGCCGTTTGTAAAATTAGACTAATAAGATCATTAGTAATTTCTTGACCAGGAATTAAATTAGTTCCCTGAGGATCATGAGTAAGATAATCTTCCATTGGATTAACAGTAATAGACCAATAATCATCTAGCTCTTCAGGAACAGCTTTGCCAAATTCATCATTAACTAAACAAACTTTAACACCTCTTGGATAAAGACTCTTTAACTTCTTAACATCCTTCTCATCTCCTAATATATTAAATGCACATGGTCTGAGCCATGCCTTACGCATCGTTACAACGTAATTAGGATATTCACCCTGATAAAGAGAGTTGAGCCTTCCCCACTGTGTATATGGATCACTAGCTCCAGACTTTGCAGATTTTAGAGAATCTACAAGTTCCTTCTTGCCATATAGATGCTCATATTCCTCAACAGCATTAACGTAATGAGTTTCATAAGCATGAATAAGATAAGGAGTCTGTTCTTGTGTTTTTGCATAGTTTGCAATCTTGCAGTAAAGACCACCATATGCTTCTAAGCATACACGTGACTTTGGATGTTTAGTTCTACCTACTACCTTGGTTGTGATTGTGGTTTGCATTTCCGGCTGCATCGCAACCATATTACCACAGTTAGGACATAAATCCTGAGGCTGTTCCTCTGGCATGAAATTATCAGTAACTTCATCTGGTTCAGTTAATTGCCCACAGACTGGGCACTTTAACATATTCTTAGCTTCAGCTACATCTTCAGTCTTCTCTTCTTCATATG